CTCCATTCGGAGCTGGACGATCTCTATAAGCAGTTCCCATGCTTGATTGTGGATTCATTCGATGATGTGAACACCTCTGGATTCGTGTGGGACGCCACCAAGTATGATCGGTTCCTCGATATGTTCTGGCTGCGGACTACGTTCGATTGAGCAGACTGGGATACATACGATCCTCCGAACCCTGCCTGAACAGCTCGGGATGCCTCCAACAGCCTAGTGCAGATGGGTTCTGGATAAAGTAATGATTAAACGCCCAATCAATCGCATCGTGGTTAGCCCTCCGATGAAACCAGGCAAGAAACGACCTCATGCCATTCGGAGATACGATATACGACTCTGTGCACCGAGAGGCTCCGTTCATTGACACGAGTCGGGGAAAGTAGAGAGTCTCTCCAAGACGGTTTGCAGGGTTTGTGTAGACTTCACTGTCGGAGTTATTACATCCGTGTCCAATGAATACAAAATCGACACCGTGCTCCCGCATTGCCTTGATATCCTTTCGAATACCCGCGTCGACTTTGTCCATCGAGTACATTGCAATTGCATCACTCTCAAATACAACAAGGAACTGATTTGTCTGTGCATATCGCTCCAGCAGCGAAACATGGTTGACCGCCAAACTCACCACGTTGATGCCCTTTGCTGCGTCGAACTTTGAATACAGCGGCAACGAAACGACATCCTGGCCATAACAGGTGACGGATGGAGACACCTTGTAATAGTCAATTAATACCTGGAGGGTCGTCATGCGCTCTGGCTCCTTTTCGGGGCTTCCTATGATCTCGACGGCATAGTCGGTGCTTAACAGTACATGCTTCAGATCGTCCACGAGGGTGTCAACCATTGCATCCACTGGCTGGACAAAGGGTGGCTGATTGACGGTCTGTAGCCAGTACGCATCGTCTGTGCATAGCCGTTGAATATCCGACACGACCCGATCCGTATCGTCGGTTACACGGACGAATCGATCTGGATGAATATAGTCCGTTACGCGCTCAGACCCGTAGTACACGGGAACTGTTCCAGCTCGAAGCGGGTTCACAAGTTTCTCGGTGATGTACTCATCGAGCTTTGTGTTCTCAAGAGCCAATACAACTCGGTACTGCGACTGAAAGTCAATGATCGGCTGCTCATAGTACTGTCCGGGTATCGTGTATCCGATGGTATTCCTGTATGACCCGCCCATGTCGATAGGAACACCGCGACGTATCAGCTCCTCGACAAGAGCGGTGCGAGCCCTTCGTTTCGTTGGGTCCTGATCGGATGAAATAACGGCACACACTCCCTTGGGCGGAACATCGGTGCGAGTGGGGTACGCGGCTGGACAACAGACATCATACAACAAAAACAACGGACACTTCACATAATTGCTACGAGTCCTGAGTGCACCCAGAACCACCGAGTATTGATCAGCGTGAGGGGGTAACAACATCGATCCCTCTCCCGAAAAGAAGATGCTGTACTTCCATGGTTTCGCGGAGAACACCGACGGAGCGCAGTGGCTCTCAAGGAGAATGTCGGCATCTTGGATACTCGACAATACCATCGGCTGGTCAAACACTCGAGACAGCACGCGTTCGAAGAACCCAAAATGGACACCGTCCGTCCGCTCAGCAAACCCTGGCCAGAACCCATTGAGGAAGATGAGCATTTATCAACTAAGATAGACCTCTTTGAAAATAGCCATGACTCTCTCAGGGGTATAGTCCTTGTAGGTATTCCAATCCTTCTGACTCTCGACGGACTTATCAAACGAGACCAGCATGTCTCGAAGCGTGCTCTCGGTATACCAAAAGGCCCTGTCTCCCATAAGATGCGTGTGTCCATCCGAACCCATTCGTGTGCAGAAGATCGGTTTGTTCCTCCAAGCAAACTCCCCCATCGAAAGGCTAAAGATCTCACCCTCAGACCTCGCATGAAGCATGGCGTCACACGTATTGATGAACTTGACCTTGTCTACCACGTTAACGATTGTAGTCAAGTGAAGGATGTTCGGAAGCGGAGGACAGAACTTGTTCGTATTCACCAACACGAAGTAGATGTTCGGATGAGCCTGCGCGACTTCGTAGACAATTCGCTGGACGTATCCAATGTCGAACTGCTCTGCACCCCCGTGACGGCCAAACACTGTGGCAGACTGTGGAATTCCGAGCTCCTTGCGCCAGTCATCTGCGACGTCTGGAAGGTTGATCATGTGCGGAACAACTGGATACCTACCGTTGTTTTCGGGGACCCAAGCACCAATCGACGAATAGACATCCCCATGTGGAGCCCCGCATGAAAATACGCAATGTGTGAACGTCTTGCATACCTTACTAACTTGGTCTGCCCGGTAGCCGGTTTCAATCACGTAGAGCGCATCGCATCCCTCTGCAAGAAGAATCGCATCAACCTGTGAAAAGTGGGTTACTCCATAGACCTTGAACTGTGCCTCAAACTTAGCGAGAACGCCCGCATCGTTGTGGGGCTGCGTAGTGTCGTAGAACACGATACTCTCGTTTCCAAGAATGGTCCTGTTATAGTATGCATAGTCGTACACGGCAACCGTTGTCCCGCGAACGGACATCATGTTTTCCCAGAACGCGATCTTCATTTTGAATGAATGGGTGTGTTGGTGTAAGTCCTTGAAACTTACACAACGCATCAAAGGTCTAGGTAGATGGACATCAAGGAGTGGATCACTGCAAACATTCCTCGGAATGCCACCATTGTCGAAGCAGGGTGTGCAGACGGCGGAGATACCGTGTGGTTTTCCGACCACTTCACCGCGGGCATGATCTATGGGTTTGAACCGAACCCGGCCCTCTATTCTCAAGCTCGGTCCAGGGTTATGGGTAGGCGAAATGTCGAGCTCTCGCCGTTAGCATTGGCCGAAAAGACGGGTGAAGCTACATTCTTTGTCAGCAACCAGAAGGGGGCCGCGTGGGGATCGTCTTCATTGCTAAAACCGAAGGATCACATTTGGTTTCACCCCGAGATCAAGTTCGACGAAGAAATCAGAGTGAAGACGATCAACTTGGACGAATGGAACGCCGCAAAGCAACTCAAGCAGATTGACCTAATGTGGCTTGATATGCAGGGTGGTGAGCCGGTTGCACTGGGCGCGGCACCGGAGACCCTGAAGCGGACCAAGTACATCTATACCGAGGTCTCTGTAATCGAAACATATGAGAATGTTGTTCAGTTGGACCAGTTCAAGAATCAAATGGATGAAAGCGGCTTTGACTTTCTCGGAGTGGTCGACATGTGGAAGGACATGGGCAATGTTCTCTTCAAGAATAGGAATCATTGACACGCGAAGCATGTTACAGACAGTGGAATGCGATTATCCAAGAAGCAAGATGAAGATCCTTTTCTTCATGACGGGGTATCGCCAGAACGAGGAATACCGGATTCAGTCGAGACTCCTCCGCAGGTGCCCAAGGCTGGCGGAATGCGCAGAGTTGTTCATCTACAACAACTGCATCAGCAACAAGATCGAGGACGCGTGTAAGGACATCCCCATTCCATTCCGTATCCACAACACCGACAAGAATGCTGGATATCTACTTGGACCCGTCGAAGCGATGGACTTCCTAGTCACGTCGACGGATCTGTCTGGATATGACTATGTGATTCACCTTCATCCCGACGTGTTCATTGTCGATGAAGACCCCTTGATGCGACTCCTTGACGAAGAATCGGCAACGCCAAACGTCTTCTTGGTGAATAACGCAGTGCCGGCGAACCCGCGGTTCTACTGCTTTGACTTTTTCATCTTCAAGCCGCGACTCCTCGTTGCCCCTCTCTTTGCGAACTGGACCGGCTGGAAGGAACCGTGCGAGTACTTCTTGCACGACCGGATTGTCGAGAATGGGGTCGCACATCGCATGGTGAACCGGTATGATAGCCAAGTGTGGAACAATACGCGGGAGATTGACTTGCTTGGGTTATGGCACGAACATGACCTTTCGAGGGTACTCAAGTACATGTCCTGATACACTGGATGTCCAGTCAAATACAAATCGTCACTTCACCCAATCTAGGTAGAGCTCTACCTACATTTGGTTTTGTGTTTGCGTTTCCGTTTGAGCTTTCGACCTCTCGGAGGTCTCTAGTTGCTGTAGGCCAGACCACCCATGCCGCTCATCACGCGCAGCACGTTGTAGTTGACGGCGTAGACGCGCACCTGCGCCGTGCGGCCCGAGCGGACCGTGTTGACGGACACCGTGAGCTGCAGCGTGGCCTTGTCGATACGCGAGAAGTTGCAGCTGCCGCTGGGCTGGTGCTCCTCGGGCTTGAGCGCGAAGGAGTACACGTTGATGCCCACCGTCGGCGTGCGCGTGTGGTGCTGGTAGGGCTGCACGTAGTTGAAGTAGCGTCCCTCGCGCTCCGTGAAGCGGTCCTGGCCGTTGAGCTGCAGCTTGGCGACCTCGATCGGGTTCTTGCCGGAGCACTTGACGCCCGAGTCCAGGAGAACCTTGGCGAGCAGGTAGTTCGTCGTGTCCTCGAAGAGCGTGTTCTGGTCGTTGCCCGTGTTCGTGTCGAGCCAGCTGGCACCGTTGAGGGACGGTCCCTGCATGATACCCAGACCCGGCAGGTACGGTCCGTTGGAACCGTCGCCCGTCGTCGGGACCACGCCCTGGCCCTGAGCACCGCCCGCCACCATGCCGGTGCCGAGGGCGCCGCGGGAAAGCACGTCCATGATAACACCCTCCGTGGTGAAGTCATCGGAGTAGTTGAACGGCTGGCATCCGTTCACCTCCTGGATCGGCATCGGCGCCGGCTGCGAGCAGTCGACGAACGAGTCGCGCTGGCAGATCCAGATGAGCTCCTTCACCGGGTGGTTGAAGTTGAGCTGGATCTTGTTGCTCGAGCTCGTGATCGACTCGGCGCCCGTGAACTGCAGCTGCTCGATGAGGTACTCGTGAGTCTGCTGGGCGAAGCGGCGGCGCTCCTCCGTGTCGAGGTACACATAGTCGATGTACAGCGACGCGGCCGTGAGCGACTGGATGCTCGTGGGCACCGACTGGTTGGCCTTGAGCTCCGTGTACGAGCAGTTGATCCACTGCTCGAACTCCACATTGATGCGCACCTCGTGGTACTGGAGCGCGATCAGCGGGATCGCCAGGCCCGGGTTGCGGCAGAACCAGAACTGCAGCGGGATGTAGAGCGTCTTGGCCGGGCAGCCCGCACGCGGCGCGCACGAGTTCGTCAGCTCAGCACCCGAGCACGACTGGTCCAGCGCATAGCCCTGGTTGCTCTTCATCAGCACGAGGTCGTGGCTGTTGCCAACCATCTCGTCGAGCGCGCGCACCGTGCCCGCATCCTGGGTCAGCTGCGTCCAGATCTGCATCCAGTCGCCGTACTGGCGGTCGATGCGCTGGCCGCCAATCTCGAGCTCCACCGTCTTGATGAGGCGGTGGCCAATGTAGTTGAGCCAGCGGAAGCGGGACACCGAGACCGCGACCGTGCTCGCCGTGCTGAGATCGACCGCCGGGAGAACCACCTGCACATACGTGCGGTACATCAGGTCCGCGTTACGGTTGATGATCGCCGTCACACGCTTGTTGAAGTCCGCCTGGCCGTTGAAGGTGACCTCAATCGACTCCATGGCGAAGTTCGTGTGGCGCTTGAACAGCACCTTCCAGAA